GCGGATGCCCTTCCGGGACCCGCTCGCCTGTGCTTGTAATGCACCAGGTCTGAGAAGAGATCACTTTCATTGCATGCCTTAGGCGAAGGGAACTTTCGCGAATGCACCGGGGCGGGTTATTGCGAGCGTGCCGCGCAATTCACACACGATGGTCGTGATGTTGCGAATCAAATCATCGTTCTTGAGACCAACGATGAAGGTGACACCCATGCGCTGATAGAACGTCGCATAACTGAAATCACCGACGAGGGCGAAGCCGGCAGGCATATGCGAATCAGCGACAACCGGCAGGCCGTAGATATTCGGAATGCCGGCCTCAGTCGGTGCGCCCCAGAGGTAGAAGGAAGCGGGCGGCGTGCCGATCTTTGATGTTCGGACTGCCCACCAGTCGGTAGGATTCATGACGACCGCATTGGGAACGCCATAGCCGGTTGAGCTGACGGCGGCAATGCCCTTCGCAATCATGTCGGCGGGTGATGTGGCGGTGACAAAGGCGGGGGCCTGAATACCCGCGAAGTTCAAGATGCCGCGAATCTCAGGAGTCGTGCCCGTGCCGTTGAGAATCGAATCGTCGAGCTTATTGAGAAGCGCGCGCCGAAGATCAAAATCGACCACCGAGCGAAGCTGCGGCAGATCGTCGAGTGCCTGAAGGGTGACGGCGGTCCACTCGGCAAGCGTCTCGATCGGGGCATCAACGGGCGCCCAGCGTAATTGAATCTCAGGCTTGAGTCCCGCTTCAGGCGTCCACCCAGGACCGCCGACTACCGGCATCGTTGCCTGGTAATAGCGGATGCTCCCGGATCCGACGTTGACCACGTTGATGAGGGGCAGGACCGTGGCAGGCGGAAAGACGTGCGGCACGAGGCCGAGATCAGTCATCCGCGTGCCGAACTGCGTGGTGGTGATGGGGTCGCCGGCAGCCTTGACGTTGAGACCGATGGCGTCGTCGATCGTCACGCTGTAGGCTGTGCCGCTGTGATGGCCCTGATCGTGAACGGCCTTGTAGATGGCCGATTCGACGAGGCTGGTGGACCAGGACTTATTGCTCGAGACAAGCGCTGTCTCCTGACGCTCGACGTCAAGGTTGCGGCCATTGTTGCTGGCAAGTGCGAGTCCGGGCCGTGTGACAGGCTTCAGCGACTTTGCACGCTCGGCCTCATCGGCAGACTTGCGAGCTTCATTCGCATCATCGACGCTCTTGAGCTTCAGATATTCAGTCTCAGCGACGGTGATCTCGTCATTGAGCTTGACGGCAGCCTCGAGCTCTTCGGTTGATGGGGATTCGATGGCAAATAGCTTGTCGAGATCGGCCCGCATCGTTCTGACCTTCTCGCCCGCTCCAGTAGCGATTGGCATGTATGCTCCCTTCAGGCCCGAGTGCGGGCGAGTTGCAGTAATTGAAGGCGGCGCATGGCGATGCGTCGCGATTCCAGTTGAGGATCTGATTGCTTGATGGCGCTGACCTGCGCCTGGGGATTTGCCGGAACAGTCACAACGCTCGCTTCCATGACGTCAATCTCTTCGAGGTATCGAACGCCGTTGCGCTTCTCAGCAGACTTCACCCGGTAGCCAATGCTCATGCCCTGCTTGCGGCCTCGTGCCTGCTTCTCGGCGAGGCGCTGGCGTACCTGCTGTGCATCGGGTGTTGAATAGAACTCGGCAACAATGAAGAGCCCGCGATCGTCTTCTTTGGCGTCAACGATCGTGCCGAGCTCTTCTTTCCAGTTATGGCCGTTGCACAGAAAGCCTGATGCCTTGAAGTCTTCGAGTGAGCGAGCGAAGGCGCCGGGCACGATGACCTCATTGGCGCGATCAACATTGCCAAAGGCGGCGGCATAGCCTTCGAGGATGCCAGGCCCGTCACCTGTTGCGACTTTCAGCTCGAGCTCACAGTCCTTGTATTCAATCTCGGGATTTTCGTTGGCCATAAAAATGAAAGCGCCGCAATCCTTGGGAAGGATTGCGGCGCTAATCTCGCAGGTGGTGAAACACCAGCTAAGTTTTAAAAGTAAACGAGGTGTTCAGGCGTACTCTATGACCGCATAGGCTCTCCTGTCAATCTGCCCTTGGCCTCGTAGAATCTAGTCTCACGCCGACAGCCATCGCAAATTAGCCGCACAGTATGTGCGGATGCTGCCTTAATCACGGCCAGCTCAGCGCCGCAACGGATGCAATGAATCACATGATGTTCAGTCTTCTCGTTCAATCCGGCATTCCAATCATTGTCGCGGCACTGGGCCGACCCTCACCGCTGTACTCGATGGCGCATCTGCAATTGACGATGCATTCCGTGTCGCCGATCGGGACAAGCTCTTCGATCGGCACCCATCCGAGCTTGGCGAGATCCGGGCAGTCCTCGCAATGAATGGCACCCTCATGAAGAATGCGCCTTGCGGACTTCGCCCCCATCGACTTCTTGAAGTCCGTCATCTCGTTCATATGCGTAGCATAGATTGCCCTCGCATAGAGGCGGGCGCGTGCGGCAATCTCAGCCGGAGAGAGCTTTGTTTGTACGATGTCCTTGCCAAATCCGACCATTGCGGTTTGCTGTTTGCGAATCTGGATGGCCACGTTATTCCACTCGCGCGGCCTCATCTGCTTGAGGCCACCAACGGCCGATGCAGTCATTGCGCTTTCAGCCTTGGCAATCTCCTTCTGCATCGTCACCTGAAACTCACGCTGTGTGATCTCACCCGCTGCGGCGGTTGGCCCGGGAGTGACATTCTTCGCAAGACTTGCGAGCCGCTCTTCGTATTTGTCAGCGGCCGCAATCACCCATTTCCTGAGCGTATCAGCACGGATTACGCGTCCCGTCTTTGTCGAGATGAACTTCCCGCGCTTCGAGTCCCACAGGAAGAATATGCCCGCAGCCAGAAGCGCCTTGAGGATGCGCACGCGATCCTTCGGCGGCTTATCCGCAAACGGGACGTCATCATCGAGCTCATCAGGCAATTGTTTGGCAAGTGCGAGTGCCATTAAGTGAGCGTCACCTTATTGAGCGCGAGCGGTTGGACGACATAGAACGCAAGCCGGCTTTCACCAACGATCGTGACGATATTCTTGATGATGTCATCATTGACGTGGCCGATGATGATGGTCGCATCCTGGCGACGATAGATGACGCAGCCGTTAACCAGATCACCGACAATGCCAGTGTTCGCGGGCACGGCATTCGAGTAATAGACGGGGACGCCGTAAAGCACCTCAGTCGCGCGAAATGGATCGTAGCCATAAGCGTAGCTTGGCGCTGCCGCCGTGATCGCTGATGCAGCGTTTGCGGGATTGAGCAGTATGGCATTCGGCGTATAGCCTGCGCCCCTGACAGCCGCAAGCCCCGCCTGGATGCTTGCAGCACTTGCAATGGCTGCTGCCGGCGAGAGCATCCCGAATAGATTGGGCGACGTGCCATTGCCTGCGATGACCTGCGCCTCTTCGCCCTTTATGACAGCAACTCGGAGGCGGTTCGTGATGTCGTAGCCCGCCTGACGCGAATCATCGAGTGCCTGGGTTGTCACCTTGATCCAGGCGGCGATAGTCTGCACCGGGACGAGGATGACGCTAGCGTAATCGAGGGCAAGCGCGGTTTTAACATCAGCAGTGAGCGTGGGCACGGCCAGCCCGAAGGCCGTTTCGCGCGTGATGTTGATGGTCGTCGCGTTTGTCGGAACCTCGGTAATCAAATCGAGAAAGGTGGCGAGCTGGCCGCGAGTCGACATGTAGCCGCCCTCGTTGCTCACCATCGTTATCGGATCGCCCGCAGCCTTCCAGTTGAACGGCACATTGAGATTCACCGAGTATCTGTCGCCCACTCGGTGATGATCCCGCGCCAGGTATTCTTTGCTCGCAATGAAGTGCTCACCTAGCGTGTGCGGGCGGGTGACTTCTTCGAGCTCATAACGTGTTGCTACGGTCATGACGTTCTCCTTTTGGGCTTGCCTTCCTTGGCCGCCTTCTCGCGTAGTGCATCCGCCAGATGAATCAAGTCATCGCGCGATTGGGGGCTGATGAAATCGAGAAATGCGCGCCGCTCTGCTGATTTTGCCTTGCCAAAGGCATCCAGAAAGTCGGTGAATAGAGCGATAACCTGTGAGGCTTTGTCAGGCATAGATTCCCTTACGCAACCTGCTCGGCATCAAGTAGCCCTTTGGCTTCAGGCGGTGCGGTCTCGTCCCACCAGGCGGCTATCTCATCGAGGTTGTGCGGTAACGGGAGCATGCCAACATCCTTCTTCGACGCATCCTGAGTAGCCATCGCACCATCTCCCGGCGCAGGGAATAATCCCGGCGTCTGTCCGGCCGGCAGCGGCTCGATGAAGTAGACCTCATCTGCCGGCTCCGTCTCGAGGCCAAGCGCTGAGCGGCACTCAGAGCGCTTCTTGATGCCTGATTTGTAGGCGAGTGACTCGCGCGTAAAGAGCTCATTGCGGTCAGGCTGAAGCGCCTGCACTGCCGAGCGATCGAAGATCACCCTATACGTATCGTCCTCAACACCAGGCCACGTGCCCTTATCGGTAATGATGGTCTCGTAGAGCAATTGATCGCTGAGCACGGCGGTGATGTAGTCCTGCGTCGGGATCACGAAGTTCGTCCACGCCTGCTCCTGCGCGGCCTTGAGGTTCGAGTAGATGCTACGTTCGAGTCCGACTTCGAACCCCAGCACGATGGCAGGAACCCCAAGGACCGCGCAGACTCGAGACTCAGGACGGCGAGATACCTTTTCGACGGCCATCTGATCGGGCGAAAAGCCGAATGCGGTGATATCCATCGGCTTATTGAAGACCAGCGGCTTCCCACGTAAAGCTCCCGATGTACGCTTCTGAATATCGGCATCCATATCCGGTGCGCTCATCTTGTAGATGCCATCGGATGTGGGCTTTGGGGCAACGAGAAACGCGGGGATGCCGAAGTTCTGCATGATCTGCGTACTGTAGATCGACACTTCCTGATCAACGGCGACCTCGTACATAAGGGAGCGAACGGGGGCAAGCCCGAGCAGCGGCCTGTTGGGATCGATGCCATAGCGCAGATGGATGATGTCCTCGTAGGGAATGGTGGAAGGCAATCCCTGACCTGAGAAGCGGTAGTAGATCGTTCGCTCGTTGTTGTCGGGTTCTATCGTCCATTCAGGGATGACGGCACGTGAATCAAGCAGCCACAGCTCAACCACGGCGCCCGCGTCATTGCGCGCCTTGTAGAAGAACACGTTGCCGTAGACGAGCCACCAGTAGGCAAATGCTTTCCAGTACGTGATGCCCGAATAGTAGGGATTCGGATCGGCAATCAGTTCAACCAGCGGATGCTCAGGTATGGGCTCCCACGTCTTGACGTCCTTCTGCTGCACTACCTGCATTGGCGCGCTTGGAATGGTAGTGCCGGCCCAGTTGACGCAGGCCATGACAAGCGAGCTCATCGTGAGATCGGACGAGCCCTCGAGCGGTACGAATGGACACTGATCGGGCCAGGAAGGGAAGAATCCGGTAGCGTAAGGATGGCCCGCGCTTGCACTGCCGCCGCCGACAAATCCTGACCAGCCGGCTGCCACCGCAGTCTTGACTCTCGTGATCAGATTCATATCAACCTCAACGGCTCAACGAGCGCCATCCGCAGAGCCAGCGCCCTTGCAATCACCGTGTCGTCGTGACTGCCCGATGGCGCTTGATACTGCGGCCTGCCCGTATGCGTCGACAGCGTCGCTTCATACGCCTCGAGCTCACCGCGCGCCACAGGATCAGGCAGCCATTGGGCCTCGGCCTTTTCGAATGCGAGAGCGAGCGATTGAATCATCTGCGGCTTTGTTGCCGCGGTAGTCATAAAGCCCTGGACATCCAGACCGGCTCCGAGCAGTGCCTCGAGATTCGGTGAGCCAATGGAATTCATTTCGACAAGCAGCTCGGCATTCCATAGATCGGCAGTAACCTTGATGCGGTCACGCTGCTGCTGCCACGGCAGGCGGAAGAAGCGATCAAGGGCGACCTCGACGCGGCAATCAGCACACAGGAGGGACAGTGCTGTTGCATCCTGAATCTGGCCCCAATCAAGGCCGCCAACGATGCGATGCCCTTCGTGATCGCACGGTTTTGCGTCAGACAAGGCTGTCAGACAGGCATCAATGTTCCGAAATACCGTGCCTTCGTGCTCGATGAACTCAGCCAGCCATTCCTGGCGATAGGTCTGCTCAGACACCAGGTCCTTGGCCATAATCGCCGCCCGTTGGATGCGCTCATTGGGATTCGCTGAAGACGGAGCACGCCATGACTTATGCGTCTCACTTGCAGGATCGAGACCGCGCAGGTATTCGCGATGGAACCAGTTCTGCCCCTTCGGTGTGGATATCAGAATCGCCTTACCTGAGAAATCGGCAAGTGTCGGTTGAATGGCATCGGTCCATGCGGCTTCTGCAATCATTGCGGCCTCATCGAGGATGGCAAGATGAAAGGCTTCCCCACGGATCGAATCGGGGTTATCCATGGAGTAGATCGTGATACCACCCCCGCGTGGAAATTCGATAATTCGATCAGCACGATTGATCGTAAGGCCATACTTTCTGAATGGTGCCAGCGCTCTTTCCACCTGGCGCCACAAGGGCCGGCCATTGCCGTAATTGGGAACAATCCATGCAACCCGTAAGTCATCACGAGCACTAGTGACGGCGAGTACTGCGCCGAGAACCGTTTTGCCCCACCGTCTCCCGGCTGCGAGCACCTGAATCTGCGCCGGATGGCGTGCTATCTCCCACTGATCCGGGCGCAAAGCCGGCAATTGAATCTCTGGTGGCAACCATGAGGGGGTTTTCCGCATCGCCTGAGAGCGTGAGATGGTCGGAAAAACCGGATCTTGTCTTTTCGTACCAGATGATTGCTGTAACATTCTTTTCTTTGCAGAGCTCGAAGAGTGCGTTACTAACCTCGGCTATCGCCCGTGACTTGCCTCGGTGAAGCGCTTCGAGGAAATCGCCGTTATGCTTCCGCCGCTCGAGTGTCCTGACGCTGATACCGAGCGCTTCTGCTATCTGCTTCTCGGTGAGTCCGAGGCCCCCGAGCCGCCCCACTTCATCGAGGTCAATCTCGATCGGCTTCTTGTACGGCATGTCACTTCTTCGATAGCAGATCGCGCAGGATGTCGTTGTAAATCTCGAGCTTCATAGCGTGTGTCTCGAGCCTCGTAAGAATGACTTCGGTTACGTTGCGAGTTGTCATCAAGTCCTCGGCAATAAGCCTCACTTCGGCGATCTCTGCTCTGAAGCGATCATTCAGGCTTGTGACCAGTTCCGCCTTTAGGTCCAGTGGCATCATTTTTCTGCGCCCACTTGATGAGCAGCCTGACGACGATCATCACGACAATCAGGCCGCCCACGAAGATGACCAGAACCTTGAGCCAGTCGAGCCATGGATGGGCACCGTTCATTTCTTGGGCTGACCCGTTGGCGGAAGGCCTGCGTCGGGACGCTCACCGCCACCTGGTTTGCCTGGCGGAACGGGCTGGCCGCTGATGTGTCCGGGCTGACCCGGCAGTGCGTTGTCGATCTGACCTTGACCGGGCAGTCCGTGATCCGGACGTGCGCCGCTCGGCAGGTCGTGGCCTGGGTGTGCACCACCTGACGGAAGGCCCTGGCCCGCCTGTGGTGGATGCGCGACTTGCTGCGCCTGCTGTGCGGTGTAGATGACGTCCTTCGCAACCGCCTCAGCCTGATTTGACAGGTCTTCCAGCTCGTTCTTGGCGGCTGTGCCTTTAACGGCCAGCTGCTTCAAAGCCTGCGCGAGTCTTTGCTGATGTTCAGCAATTGCTTCGAGGTCTTTGCTGATGGCGGCAGTGCCCGCCTGAATGGTGTTTAAGGATTGTTGTATATCAGCCATTG